AATGAAACTTTGCATAGCCCTTTGTCTGCATCAATATCAGATATGCGTCCGAAACGTAACATTATGCGAAACTTCTTCTATCTGCTAATCTTTGTTCTTCCTTGAACATTCTGAACATTTCTTCCTTGTGCTGCTCCAGGATTCGCATGAATGATTCACGTTCTGCCTCTGTTGCTCCAGAACCAATTGAAATGGTAGGTGAATAGTTCAACTCTGTTCTGCCTTGTGCTGTTGCATTCGGAGAAATCTGATTGATTGTACTTGTCTGCGCCTGAGCAGTCTGATTTGGAGCAACTGCCGAAGCTGTTGTAAGCGAATCCGTATCAATCCCAACCTTTGCTCTTACTCCTAGAATAGCTGATTCTGCGTTCTTAGCCCAATCGAATCCGGTTATCGAATGAATGACTGACATCAGCTGCTGTAACGGGTAGAGAATACCATCCATGATGGCTTTGCCTACTGCGATTATACCCGACAAAAAACCGCCTTCGCTGAAAGCATCGGTTATTGAGGTCCAGTGTTCACGAATTGACCTGAAAATGTTAACCATCCACCCCAACGGACCCATAACAAAACCAAGTGCAGCACCCCACTCCTTCCATTTGACAGAAACAGCTACTAACGCTGCGCCTAAAGCTATGACACCCACTACAACCAAAGTAATCGGGTTAGCCAACATGGCTGCTGCAAAACCCCAAGCTGCTGTGGCTGCGGCTGTGAGTGATGGAACAAGTCCTGTTAGGAAAATCTTAATTGCAGTCAATGAGAAACCGTTTGCCATTGCTGTACTCCACGCAAAAAGTCTTACCAAACTTGCTAAATGCGAAAAACCCCAAATTAGAGGTTTGAACGGAATCTTCAAAGCCGTTATCATAAATGCTCCCGCCATGGTATTCGATATGAACTGCCATCCTGCATAGGCCATTGCGCCAGCAGCTAACGCGGTATAACCAACAACAGTCCACATCATAGCCTGTGTGAGTAGTTTGTTCTCTTTAAAAAAGGCTGCTGTTACATCTAACAACGGTATCATTGCTTCTCCCAACCACTTCACGGAAGGTAGTATTGAATCACCGAAAACTTTAGCCAACCTACCTGCTTCGTCAATCAATCTATTGAATAAACCAACGGCTGTCTTGGATGATTTTTCCATACCGTTTTCAAACTGACCTCCTGCGCTTGTTGCTTTTTCAAAAGCCTGTTCTAGTATTTCAAAAGATAGCTTTCCTTGTTCAGCCATCTTCTTCAGTTCTATGGTGTTCTTACCTGTTGCTTCTTGAAGCATTTTGAAAATAGGAACACCTGAGTTTACGAACTGAGTAAGGTCACGAGTCATAACCCGACCCTCACCTGCTGCCTGACCATAAGCTACCATTGCTGCTTGAATGTCTCCACCTGCAATAGTAACTACATCTCCGAGCATTTTAACATCGACCAATGCTTCTTGAGCAGTCCTTCCGAAACCTACCAATCTCGCTGTTGCTACACCGACCTGATCTAATGTAAGAGGTGTTTTTGCAGCTAATTGGATTGTCTTTTCAAATACAGCGTTACCTTCTTTTTGACTACCTGTTAAAACCTGCATACGAATACGTAGCATCTCATAATTCGCAGCCATCTTCAACGGGTAAGCCAATGCAGCCGCTCCTGCCGCAGCCGCCATACCTGAATCAAACATCTGCTCTCTTGCCCTTGCCGATTTGCGCTGTGCATCCTGTTGCATAACACGCATTGCGGCCATAGAGCTTCTTGCAGCTTTTCCCACAACAGGACTCATGCGGTCAACTGCCGTGAGTAGTAATGTAAGATTCAGTCTATTTGCCATATTCTAACTTGTCGGTTCTTCTGGAGGTTGATTCAGATAATTATGCAAAGATACGGCATCTTCGTGCCATTCACGAACCTCGTTTGCAGGTTGCTGTTCCCACCATCCTATCGGGGTCGAACTGAAGTGGGCTAAGAACATCAATTCTTGTCGAGAACATCCGACCCTACTAACTTTCCCTGCAAGGTCATAAAGTCTAGTCCGGGTAAGTTCTCCGTGATGTCGTATGGATTCAACTTCTCACCATTGAACGTACAGGTTTCAGCTATCATGGCTGCATACATCAGATCTTCATCGACCTTACCATCCGTTACCGCTTGTTGTTGTGCCAATCTTGCCTGTCTTGCTGAGAAGAACGTCATTACAACTTTCAACTTCGATACAGGTAGTTCAAACTCCTGTGATGCGGTCTTTTCCTTGAGTAGTTCAAGTACGGTCTTTTTTGCTTTGTCTTTGTTCATGGGTTTAATTTTTATCTTCTTGCTGAATCAGAACCGAAAGAAGGTCCTCCTGTTGGACTTGGCTTAATGGCTTTCTTTACTCCATCAGAAATCTTTTGTAGATTCTCTTCGTCCATCCAAATACTATCTGGTTTTGACGTTTCACCTTCTTTCATCTTTGGTTGTATCGAGTATCTTATGCAGCCATTAAGCCAAATAGAAGAGCAATCTATTATACCTGTGAATCCGCTTACAACATCTTTCACTTCTTCACCATTTGAAAATTTGAATTTTACCTCCATGATTTTTGAATTTTGTTTCGAGCAAAGTTAAAAGAAAATTCTAATTACAAACGGTTTGGTTAAAACAAAAAGCCCAACCAAATCGGTCAGGCTTTAAAAAGAATACTTGGGAAAGTGTGCCCGACAAGGAAATCCCTATCCGTTAAGGCATCCCAAGTCTATTAACTTAACCCTAAGTTCGCTCGATACGTAGCGAGCTTGTCAACTCCATTTACCTCGTAAATGGAGTTCAGAACATCTATCTTGTAGATTTCCTCCCCACCTATCTCCAGTCTGAAGTAGTCGATTTTGAACTTGGTTGTTGCCTCAACATTCTCATGCTGCTTGAAACTTCCTCCAGGAATATTCATTGGTCTACCTCGGAAATCAGCAACGTAGGCTGATTCAGACGCTCTACCTGAAGCATTGTACTCTTCCAAACTTGAACGCACTTGGAACGTGTAGCTTGTGTAGATGTCAGCGCACTTCTTCTTCACATCAGGAAGAATCGATGTCCACATCATCTCCAACTCCATCGCCTCGATACCTGTCGGGGTGTTGATGACACCGAACATACCTAAAGCATTATGCTCTGCTTGCTTTGAGGTAACGTCAGGAAGATTGACCTCCTTGGTCTTTCCTGCGTAATTAACCCCGTCAAAGTAGACGTTTCCGTTTGTTAGTTTCCGAATATCAGACATTTTAGCTTAGTTGGGTTAGTAGGTTGATGTCAAATGTTGACTTGAATGTGATTCGCTCTCCTGGAACTGCGCCTGCGTAAACTCGTCTGAATACGATCTTACCTGCCGCAAGATCAACCGCAGGGTTGTCGTTGGCATCGTAGTAAATTCGTGAACCAGGCAGCAATGCTTTATCCTGAATGAGTGAATCAATGTAGGCTTGCGCAGTTGATTTGATCGCATCGATTGTGGCTTGAATCAATGGTCTGTCTATGAATGGAATCAGAGTCTTCTCCAATGTTTCAGAAACGATGTCATCCAAATACTGAACAGCTATGAACTGCTCTGGCGCAGATGAACTTGGATAAAGCGCATTTCGGTTTCCGTATGTTATGTACGAACCTGCGTGCTTCACAATTGAGAAGATGCCGGCAGCATTCAGCAACTGAACATCTCCCGTTTCATCGTTCGGACCCGTTCCTGCCATCGGGTACTCAGGCTTAACTATAACGTTCGACACCTGATTGGATGGTGAAACCCAATACCCTTCTGTTCGGGCAACTCTTGAATGAATACCCGCTGCAACAGCAGAAAGTGGGTAGTCGGCAAAAACACCCAAGTAGTCGTAGTCCTGTATCCATGGTCCACATGGAATAACACGGCTTGATGTGGTTGCAAATGAATTACCCGCAGTTGTTCGGTTCGATATAAGGTCTGCTCGCGATGTGTTGTTAACATCATCAACATAGCATCTTGCTCTGAATGAATCAGATTGAGTTTCCATCTCGTTTGCTACCACATCCAAAGATGAGTACTCAGGACAGATGAAAATCTTCGGAGCGAACCCGAAAGTGTCATACGCCTCATCGAACAATTTGAATCCTGTCTTACTTGGACTTGTCGCACCAACAAAATCAGCAGCAGCTAATCCTGACACATCAAATGTGTCATAGGTTACGTAAATCGTATCACCTTCTGCAATGTCTCCGGATGGAATAATGGTAACTACACCGTATTCCGAAATAGTGTAGTCTGTCCCCTCAACGAAGGTAGCCCATGGTGAACCTCCAGCAACAACAGGTGTTGCAGCTTCGGTCAGTACAGGGTAATCCAAAGTGGCTTTACCGTTCGCAATAGTTATTGCTTCCTGTGTAATTGTAGTGGATGTCGTACTTGGGTCGTACACATTCACCACGATAACTTTCGCAGCAGGGTCCTCCCGCCTGATGTGATCCAACGATCGGTTGATTGTCATCGGGTAAAGATTACCTCCGAATATTTCATCATCCTGTTCGGACGCACATAATGTCATTGTATTTACTGCCCCTTGTGGAGCAACACCTACCAAACCTATAACTGCTGTTTCAACCGCTGCCGCAGGTTGAGTTGCACTTGGTACGTTTACTGTTTCGATTCCGTGGAAGAACGCCATTTGGTTGCTTATTCAGTTTGATGCAAAGTTAAGCAACTTTTTTTTGATATGACGGGGTGGGTGGAATTTTTACACGGCCTGCTGATGGCGTAACTGTTCGGTCAGCATACAAGCTGATAAAACTTCCATAGTTGTTTTCGCAAGAAGAACTTTCTGTCCTGATTAAAACTGCCTTTTCTATGCCAGATCAGCTGAAAGTATAATTTCCAAAACCCGAACATCAGGGATCTTTGACAATTATGACTTACATTCCACACTGGAAATATCTGCCATTTGTCAGACCATCTGATTCCGTATTCAAAGCTGAAACGATTCCATGACACTTCTTTGCTTTGCCAAATGGTCTTGAATCGCCTTGCTCGGTAGCCTTTTCCTCTTAATTGATTTTGTTTTGCCTCTTTAAATATGTTCATTTTTTTCTGTTTTTATCGTTAAGTTCTTGCAATCTAACTTGTTTTTGTTTTTAAAAATCACCTTTTGCCCTGTTTCTGCTTTCATTATTAATCGGTGGAGCAATAGAGTTCCGCTTCTCGTTAACCTTTTAGCATACCTTCGACACAGTGCCATTTCCATTTACTGAACTCTTCAAAATCCGCATCATCAAGGATAACGGGTTCGTTTGTTCCTGTAATTATAATTTTTCTCATCGCTTTCATTTAACCTATCTAATCCTGATAGGCACAGGTCGGGATTATTACGTGTTGGATGTATCCTTTAGTTGGCTTCAATTGCCTACCAACGCACTATCACTATTGTTACAAAAAATTATTTTTCTATCATAAGTATCATAAATATGATATTCAACAAAACATTTCCAGTTTTTTTCATTGATTTTTTTATGACATTCTTCAATTGTGTCAAAATCTCCTTGCATATCATTAAATCCCATTGCAGGATAAAAGTCATCGCTAAAAAATAATAAGTATCTTTTCATTTTATATTGTTTTAAAATTTGTTTCTAAATTCCACACAATGCAACTAAATCTAACGCAGTATTCGCACCATTAAAACGAGTGCAAATACCCACATCCATCACCCAAAATCCCTTTCAATTACCTCGGTCAGTTTGTTCAGCGCGAAGTCAATCGCTTTCCTAATTTCCGACTTAGCCTCTCTCCTACCCGAAGCAACCATCACATCATCGACACACGCATCCGGTACGCCTTGCAATGCAACACGAACTTCCATTCCGAAGTTATACAGGTCTTTTCTAACCTTACTCGCTGAAACCAATATCTTCTCCTTCTCTTCCAACTCTATCCGAGCTAACTCAGCTTTGTAGTGTTCCTGTAACTTCTTGGACTCGGAAACCGCTCTGATCTGTCCTGCGTCAATTCCATCAAGTAATCCTTCCTCTTCCAACGCATCTAAAACACCAGAGGACTTATTGACACCAGGAGTGTAAACAGCGGCCCATTCTTTCTTAGCCAACTTCCAATCAATACCGCTTACTCTGCCGCTTGATTCATGTCGATGAACAGACTCAACTATCTTGTTCGACTTGATTGCTTTTCTAACAGCAGCTTCAGTACATTTCATCATATCAGCAAAGGCTGTTATGGAAATGATGTCATCAATACGGTTTTCTTTCTTACGTCCCAACAGATTCGCTTGTTTCAAAAAGTTTAGACAAACATAGGTAATTATAAGTTAACACAAGCACGTTCAGGTTTAAAAAGTTTGAGATAATTCAATCCAGGGAAAATAAGGTGTCTTACGCCCCCAAATAACGAACCACTTAAAAATCGGTCTGTTCTGCTTTTTTGCGGTAGTCTGCCC